GAATACTAATATAACACATTATTACCAGATGTCAAGAAAAAAGTGAAAGAAAACGAAAACAATTTTAACGGAGCACAATTCCTCCGTCGCCTAAAGGCGACGGTATCCTTGTGATAAGATGATGAATGTTTTTCGTGATACACACCCGAGTTTTTGCATCTGTTGGCATATATGTTTGCTGTTGATTGATAGCCTTGCCTCTATTCTTTTGCCTTCATGTTCTCTATTACTAGTTTTTACTTGTTCTCTTGCAGTATTTTCATCTTTATAGATGAGCTTGGAAAAACGATGCAATATTTCAATATCGACAATATCTAATGATATTACGGTTGCCCAATAATTGGCCATTTGGTTGCATCCATCGGCATATAAGAAACCAAGAAAATATGCCTTCTCTTCGGTATCTATTTTGTCGAAAAAATCTTCATTAATAGGATATTTTCGATGTGCTTCTTCGGCGCTTCGCGTTGGAACGTTATATTCTTCCATATACATTAGAACAGCAGCTGCACTTAATCCGTCTGGTTTTCCTGCGGCTTCTAATGAAGCACCATTTTTATATCTTTCGATACAACGTTCCTTCATATCTTTTGAAGTAATTTTACGCGGTCGAATTGGAACGTTATGATTCTTCAAAAACTTGAGAACTGAACTTCCGCTTACTCCATACCTTTGTGCCAGTATTTCTGATCCATCTCCTAAAAGATATTCCTTGATGACAAGATCTTCTTTGCCTGCCAGTTTACCCTGATTTTTTTGCTATGACGATCTCCGTTTCTCCTTACAATGTAAGCACTTGTGCGAGTTTGTCAAGTGCGGGTGGCAAGTAAATGACATAATAGGCATATACGAGGAAGCAAAAAGAAACGGCGTCGAGTTTTTATTTCGACGCCGTTAAGCTAACTACTTGAATTACTTATAAAAACTACTAAGCTCCTATAATTACGCTTTTATTTCCTTTTGCAACACCGCGTGGGTTAACTATGCCAATTCCTATTATCTCGTTGACAACCCAGCCCAACTTTAGTTGTTTTGGTTCGTCAGCTGGAAGAACTTCAATGTCCTGACGAATTGGCATGACCCCAACGAACTCGGGATCACTGCATCCATATACGGTGCCAGCAGGAACGATCTTGGACACGAGAATATCTGCACCCCAGATGTGTGCGTATAGACCGGTTTGTAGAATTTCACGTTGTGTAACTGGATCAACTTCACCACCACCAACGCCTTGACCACCACCGGAACCCCAGCCGAGAATATCATTGAACTCATTGATATTCATGAAGAACTTGGTTGTTACTAAGTCCCAACGATCAATTTGAACTTTGATTTCACGAAGATCGCGTTTTAGAAGACCAGCATCGCTAATATCCATTACGGTATTTTCGGATGATGATGCTGTGTCAATGGCTGCGAAAACGTTGCTGTCTTCTTGTGCCATAATTTCTTGACGAGCCTTTTGAACAGCACGGTCAATTACGTTGAAGCGACGTCGTTTGACTTCTGCAATGCGGACGGTTGGATTCGAATAGACTTCGAATTCTGGAACTGTTACGCGATCACCGAACACGCGTGATTCTGGACCAGTACCGTTTGAAGAGATGACGACTGCGGCAACATCGATATCACGATCGTATGTTGGTAGTGCGCCTTGTGGCAAAGGATCAACGACTAATGCACGTCTAGCGATCCCGTGATAGTCTAAATTCCTACGAATTGGATTTGCCATTGCTTGTGCAAGAGCAAGTTTACCTTCATTTGTAAGAATGGCTCGTGAAATAAGTTCGTCGCGTTTGTTATCTGATACTGATGGTGAGGTTAGCCCTGTATTTGTTGGGTAACCTGATTCCATTGTTTGCGCAAACTTTGCAATTAGTGCAAATGCGTCTTTTACGTTGGAGGCGTTGATTTCGCCTTTTGAATCAAACATTGAATTAGACATATGAGATCTCCTGTTTTGGTTGAAATAGTTGCCAGTTACCCAGCAGGAATAAAGTATTCCTTTTATTATATGTCCTGATATTCCTATAAATTATATATTTTTACAAAAATAATTTGAAAACAAAAAACCCAGCATTTTTAGCTGGGTTTTTTGAAACTATTGAATAACTATTTCTAACTAGTTATTATTGTGCGCCGTTGTACCAGTACACGGCTTGTGTGAACTTGAGTTGTGCTAGACTTGAAACACTACCAGATGGGCTGTTTAGGGCTGCAACTAGTGATGTTGGTGTGGTTACGAGTGAACCATTATTTTCGAATGATGCTAGACGCGCAACGACTGGTGCACCAGCGAGAGCATTTGCGCTACCGACTGGAGTTAGAAGACCAGTTGCTGTATAGGTTAGACCTGCGCCAACTGTTAAAGTGGCGTTTGTTGGTACTAGACCGGTTGGTGCTGTATCAACTGCATCTAGAGTTGTTCCGTATAGACCTTGTTTATCCCATACTGTTACTTTGCCTGAACCAGTTGCGGTATGTGGACCGAGAACTGCACCAGTATATGAGTTTGGACCATTTACTTGCTGACCAACCATACCACCAACTACTGCACCGAATAGTGTGCCGTAACCTTGAACACCATCATCTGATAGGAAGAGTGGTTTACTTGAGTTAGTAAGAAGAGCGCGTGAAACGCCTGGAACTGCTTTGCCCATTGCTGTAATAACATAACCGTCATTATCAACATCAGCTGCACCAGCGGCAGGATATGCCATTGCTGCCCAAGTGCAGATTTCTCCGCCCTTGAAGTTTAGTGTTTCGCCAAAATAACCATCGAATTGACCTAGTGGATTTGCACCAGGATTGTGTAAAACTAACATATGTTTTTCCTTTTATTCTGCTATTCAATATTGAATTAGCGGATCTTTCATCTTGATCTTACAAAAGTTCTTATTTCAATATCAAAATATTCCTATATATTAAAAATTATTTTATCCACTGCTGAATATTTTCTTCCATCTGTTCTTCCTTGCCAGCGGGAGCGCCAATTTCTTGCACCATTTTTTTCAATTGTTGAGCACGTTCATTATCTTCTGATTCCGGATTAGCCTGTGGCTTAGCAGTACTTTGTTGAGCTTGTGCAACCGCCGGAGCCGCTGCTTGTCTTAAATGCCCAACTACCTCATCGAACTGTTTTATAGTAGTTTCTAATGATTGAATTGATTTTTGAACATTCTCAATATCTGTACCAATTATTGAATAAATTGGATCTAGTGCTTTATTGTGCTGATCGTATTCATTATATAGATTTTGTTTCACGTTCTCATTAAATTTTTCAATATACTCTTCCGTCTCATCTGTTATTTTAATTAAGTCATCTGTTATTTTGTGAGACTCTTCGGTATCTTTATTATTATCTTTACCAATACCAGCGATCATTCCACTATATTTATCAGCAGCTACTGATAGAGATTTCAATATGCCCTGAAAACTAACTAAAAATGTTCGTTCTTGTTTTGCTGTTGGTATTTTGCTTATTAGATCATTTAATTGTTCTACTGTATCTTTGGCGTTAGCTGATATGCTAACTACATGAGGAGCTGTTTTTTCTACGGATGCTACCAATCCAGCAATTCCTCCGCCAGCCCAGGCACCAATATTTGCGCCAACTAACGGACTACCAAAAAACGCACCAATAATTCCACCAACAACTCCACCTACTGTTGCCCCTGTTACGGCGCCTTCGCCAACACCGAACCAGTCTTTGGCTTTATTTTTTACTTCGTCCCAAAAATCAGCATTTTTTTTAAATGCTAGTTTCTCTATACACGCATCTGCGAGTACACGGATATCTTCATTACCAGAATTATCCATGTCATTTGCAACGCGAACTAATTGTAATAGTAATTCTTTTTCAGCATATCTGTGGTGAGTGATATTACTATCATTTTGTTTTAATGCAATATCACACATTATATTGCTTCTCTCTATATTATTCTCTACAAGGGCATTCAGTCGATCATATGCTGGAGCAATTACAACTGGAGTTTTATGTGCAGACTCCATTATGTTATTTTCATATTCAATAGAATTATCTGGTTTTACACCATATAATGCTTCAATAATTTCAATAGTATCTGAACCCATTCTAGGAGTCGGGCTTTTCTTGTATTGCTTCATTTTTGCAGACTCTTTTGGTTTATCTGACTGAGACTTTTCCTCTTCTTCTGAAAGAGAAACTAATCCCTGCTCTTCTGCAATTTTAGCGTAACTGTCGAAAATATCACTATGTCGCATGTTTATTCCTAAATATATTACTAATTATGCGCCTATAAATATGTATTTTTAAAATCCCGTTGCTGATTATTACTAACACTTGGTTTTTTTTCAGAAGCTCCAGCTGAACGCAAAAAAGTTCCAACTATCATAGATATTATATCTATCTTTCTTTGATATGGTCGTGGTATAGATATCATTCCTAATCCGTCAGCAAGTTTATTTCTTTCTTGAAACTTGTCTACCATTGACTGATAGGCTGGCGAACTGGTTAAAAGATTTTGATATTTTTTTAATTGTGGGTATGCTGAAAATATCCAATCGTTTAATATTGATTCGATGTCCTCTATATTACCGTGTTCAATCCATATTGACGACATGTTGTTTCTATGAATAGAAAATAATTCAGATGGAGCATCTGGTGATATTTGTATTAATTTGCCGGTGCTTTGTGCCGTTTCCTCTTTTTCTGAACCCTTATTGGAAACCAACTTTCCTACTTCTGATAGAGCAAGTGCACCTAAAACTGTGATTATTAACCACCCAACTATTCGAATTAAAACAGTTGCTATTTTACTCGTTATACTAGCATTCTTAACTAACTTGGAGTTATATTCAATACTAAAAGATTTTAACATACCTTTGTCCGCAAGTTCTTTTATTTTAGATTCATCAAGAGTTCCAGTGAAACTGGCCGATACTGCATTTGTCGCTATTTCATTTGCTTTTGATGCTGTTGTACTAAAATCTGCCTTTTTACCAGATGACAATATTTCTTTTACGAACTCAGCTACATCGGTTCCAACTGTATGCCAAAATCCTTCAAAATTAAAACCAAAAGCTTTGGCAACAAAATATAGTATTTTCAATTTGGTTCCACCAAGACTAAATAAAAGACCATCGGTGAATAGAGACATAATACTAGATATTGTTGGTTTATCTTTATTAAAAATTGATGATACGTATGATTTTATACTATCAGTTGGTGAAGCAGAACTATCTTGAGCAATAGCAATTTTACTATCTTCTTTTATAAGAGATTCTATCAAAATAGTATCAGCTATATATTGTAAGTGGAAACGCATTTATTTCCTAGCATTATTTCGAAGAACATCTTCTATTCTTGATATCCAATGTTGAGCCCATGTGATCATTTCTTGTGCCCTTGAAGCCTGATTAGTTATATTACCGGCCCCACCGAGTTTATTTACGTATACTGGACTAGCCAATAATGTATTGAGTAAATTATGAGTACCTTGAAAAAGAGGTACTAAATTATTTAGCATTGCTAGAGCTTTGGCAAAATCTTTATTTGCATATGTATTTACAAAAGAATCTATATCTGTATTTATACTAAGCTGGAATCCGCCCTCTCTTGCCTCTGGTGTTGCAACACTATTCCATCTGGTTAATGCACCAGATATTTGTTGAACTTGTGATTCGATCATACCCCATTTATTTGGGGCAATAGCCGTTTGAAAAGTAAAACTTATACAATTTGTAAAATCATTTATTCTACGTATATCAACATCATTAGTATCTACATCGAATGGCAATTCAATACTATCAGAACCGGTTCTTTGCTTTAATACTTTATTTGTATTATACACCGCTTGTTGCACTGCAGAACCCTGTCCTTGTTGCGCAGTTTGCTGTTGATCTTGTTGCTGTGCCTGCTGATTTTCTTTTGTTGTATCCACTGCTGGTTTGACGCTTTCTTCTACTAACCCTGCTTGTAATTCCGTATTGGCATCAGATATTAATCCACTAACGTGTTGCATAAATAAATTATTACCGCTATCTTTAGATTGATTTTGTAAATCTTTTAGAAACTCTACTAATCCATCTTTCCACACATATGCGTTATTAAATTCAACATATGGAACTGCCTTATCTAATTGAAACTTATCACTCAAAACAATTGGATGACCATTATAGATAACTTTATTGTTTAACATCCAGGCTGTTAGCTCGTTAAGATTTTGCGCATTCCTTGAAAATAATTGGGCGTTATCTGCCACTTCAATTGGTGAATAACTTATTTTTATATTATTTAAAAGCTTTAACGCAACATCCTGCATTTGTGCAGGTGTAAAAGCCTGTTGCGGTGCTTGTTGCGCAACTTTTGGCTCTAATAGTTTGGAAAACTCTTTTAGTATTTGTTCATTATATAAAAAAGTCATATTAGTATCCGGGCTCATTTGTTGCTGGTGTTTTTGTATTCACTGATTTAATTTTATTCTCTATTGTTTCAATTATTTTGTTCATAGATTCTTTATCTGTTGGTTTTTTGTGGTCGACCATAATACCAGATCTATCAACGAATTCTTTAAAATCTTGTGCTGTTGCGAGATTACCTAATACTAATGGCACTGTTCCTTGTTCAGGATGCATCGGATCTTTTGGAACATTGATATTTAGAACTGGAACTTGCGATTGTGAAACATTATATCCAACTAATGATCTTGAATCCGTTGGTTTTTTATTAAAACTTGTTTCAAAAGCTTTTTGTTGGTTGATGTACGGGGCGATCTTACTATTTTCGCCAGTAGTTCCATTTACGAAACTTCCAAGCAACATTTTGACTTTTGCTATATTTTTTGTTATAATTGTAGCAGATTCATCTGGATTTTGATTTTGTTTAGGATCTGCTGGTATACTGGATTTTAATTCCTCTAAATCTTTACTCGTGTATGCATCTTGTTTTACATTTAGAGTCGCTAGCATATCCATCATTGCCTTCGTTATGGCATAGAGATTTTTCAATGCATTATTTGTGTATGGCCCCCACGCACCATCTGGTTTATTTAAACCTTTGCCGAATGATTTTAGTGATTCTAAAAGCTTGATCAGATCTGCTGATTTACCTGCTTGAGCACCTTGCACCGACATATCTGCTGTGCCAACCATATCTGATTTATTGACATGGCGATTCATCATAGTTGTTAGGAATGAATCGCTACCGTGCTCGAAGTTTTCTCCGTATTCTGCACCACGCTGACCTTTATCTTGTTCGCGATAGTCAGGTTTCTTATTGAACATTGGATAGTTCTTGAAAGCGCCGTAGAGGCTTTGAAGAGCGGTTTGCATTTCTTCAATTGCTTGTGAACGAGGATATTGTGATGAATTATTAATTCCAGATGGCGCTGGATTTTCCGAATAATGTTCTGGAACTTGACCAGGTGCTTTTGGCGCGGGCTTGGTGCCTTCAAAAAAATCAGGTATATTTTTCGCTTGTGCTGTTTTATTTTTCATTATTTAACCGAGTTTAGATTTGAAAGCATCTAGTCTTTCTTTAACCTGATCTAATATATCTGTACTTGTTTTAGCCAATGTTTCTTTATTTGCTGAAGAAAAATATTGTGTTGATTTTTCAATTACAAACTCTTTCATTGAACTTAACCAAGCCAATTGCTTAGCTTTATTTGGTGAATTACTAGCATTAACTTTATTTTCTAACTCAGATAATTGTTGTACCACAGTTTGAAAATTTTCCGATATACTGTCAGTAGGTAATTGTTGAGTTGTAGGCTTTTCTTGTTCTACCTCTGATTGTTCATTATAATATTGAGAAGAAAGAGTTTTTAGTTGTTTTAAATCATTTGCCATTGTATCTAAAAACGTTTTTACTTTTGGCCATATAGCTTCATCGACCCCAGTTCCTAAAAATGATGGTTCTAATTTTGACATTATTCCTCCTACGCCTGGGATAATAGAGCGGAATTCTATAAAATTTATAGCTTCTTCAATTTCCTTAACGCTGGGTATAGTAGCCGATATCAGATTTTTAATTTTATCTAAATAAGCCTTTGCCGTATATAATGGGGTTCCAATACCTAATGCTCCAACATCTGTCATACTGCCAGCACCAGATATTAATTTTGATAACCTATCAATATTATTATTAATTCGTTTAACAATAATACTAATATCATTAGAAGTTGATCCAAGTGCCATTTTACATTGCTCAACATATAACGCTAATTTTCCAGTTGGTTGTTTATTTACAATATCAACAATTTTCTTATGTTTAGATACAATCGTTTCTACATCACCATTATTATCTGATACATCTGGAACTATTTTATTATCACCATCTGGATGTGCTTGATCAACTAAATCTTCACCAGTTTCTTTATGTGCCTGATATAAATGAACACCGGCAGTTTTATAATTGACGAACTTATTTTCTATTGATTCTGCATACTTATTATATCCTTCTGCACGAAGTTTATTGCAGAGTTTTAGTAATGTGGATATCAATGAGGTATCTTCAGCTTGTGCAAAAATAGGTTTTGATTGCTCAACTTCTTTTGATTGAAGAGATGCAATAGTTTCTAAATGTTTTAGATCTTTTAATGTATATACCATTTATGTGCTCCGAGGATGGGGGCTAATAATATAGGAAAATAATGGCAGATATCAATTATTTATTAGAGCCATAAAAACTGTAATGTTGATGACAGCGGGGTAGGTGGTGCAGTGACTATAGCCATAGCCGGATAGTCCGGTGCTGATTGCCTTGTTGTTAAAAGCCCTAATTCACTGACGAATAAGTTTGCGTTGACTGGATAGTTTTGATTAGTTTCAAACATATTTGTTTCTGCAAGCAATCTTCCAAACCAAACTGTAACATGCTGTGATGCAAAAGTGCTATCATCTCCAACTATATTTGGAATACTATATGCATATCTTACATTTGTCTTAATTGCATTTGGAGTTCCAGTTCCTAATAAATCGTAGTTCAGCATTGTACCGGCAGGGAAAACGATTACGCCATTTCGTGGAATTAATTGAACCTCTACTGGTATAGATATAAAACTATTTGGAACAACATTTGGGTTATTTAACTCCCATTTTATATCTACTGGTGTTACGATTGTATTATTAGGACCCGCTACACCAACTGTTGGAATAACAATTGTTTCATCCCAAGCATTACTAGTAAATGCTTTTGTTTTTTGATCATCTATAATTCCAAGTGGCGCGCTACCATTACTAACTGTTGCCATAACTTGACTACCAATTACTGTTAACTGGGCTATCATACCAGCCTCGAATTCACTCGAGGGATCCACCATCCAGGAATATGGAAGCTGATTACTTTCTTGAATTAATCTTAACATACTTATGTTCCTTTCAGTAAATTATATATCAGTAAAAATAAAATTCTAAATAACAAAAAGCGAGGAAACTAAAAAGTCCCTCGCTCTCCATATTTTTCCGCCCCCTAATTTTTAGACTTCATCTTCAAAATCGTTGAATTGCTTAAACATTTCAGCATAATTTACATCATCATCGCTATGATTTCTATCAATAGAAGCATCATCAAAATTGAATGGTTCACTTTCCTCTATATCTATATGACAATTATCATCATCTCTATCTATATGATATCCTGCATCTTCTTCTGTATCGAAGTGATCATTTTTATCATCTTTCATACATATAGAACATACGCAATCATAACCATGTCGAACATCATTTACATCCATACACATTGAACACATACAACCGTCTGTGTGGTCATTTGCTTCATTATGATCTTCAGCATTGAAGACCCAGCCTTTTTCTTTTAGATTTTCAACCATCTTTTCACCGGTTAATCCTTTTGTGGCCGAATCCATTTTCTTTGATTTTGATGGTTTTTTCTTTGACTTGTTCGGCTTAGATTTTTTCTTTGATTTTTTACCAGCTATTATTTCTAACAATGTAGTAAGCGCTTCTGCCTCTTTGTTCATACCAAGATTATCGAAAGTTTCAGCCACATCATTAAGATGATTAATTGCGGTTGCAAACTTATTTAGATCTTCTGCACGTTTCTCTATGGTATTACCAACGAGATTATTTGCCATTGATTCAGCTAATTCTGATGATATATCTTTTTTATTGAACATGTGTTCCGATTATTTGGAGGATTTCTTTGATTCTTTTTTATCTTCTTTTTTAGAATCTTTCTTATCTTTTTTACCTTTGCCCTGCATCTCACGCATTTTTTTCATGCGATCTTTCATATCCATTTTTTTATCAGATTTCTTCTTATCGGATTTTTTATCTGATTTCTTATCAGATTTTTTCGCTTTTGCTTCAACTATCAACTTATCAGCAATTAATGCACTGTATGAAGCAAGTTTATCAAAACCAAGTGTATCAAGATCTTCTGATGCCTGTAATAGCATGGCAACTACATCGTCTTCTGATACAACTTCGATTTCTACTGAAGCATTCTTTGTTAGGGCATTTTCTAGCTCAATTTCAACTTCAGTTGTTTTATCATCTTCTGACACTTTTTTGAATGCCAGTTTTTCCAGCACTGAGGCCGAAGAAAATAATCGCTTATTCTCATCACTATTCAATACTTTATCCATATCGACAGCAATACTATTAGATAGATCTACGTTTTTCATTTGTTTATCCTTTTTAACCGTTTAGTATTTTCTGCCTGAAAATGCATTTGCTAATTCGTCTTGAAGACCAGATTCAGCCGTCTCTTCTGATGAAAACATTTCACCAGATTGAAGACCTACTGCTGGCATTGCCTGTTTCTTTAATGATTTTGGTGCATGCTTTGCAATAACGCGTTTCATGCTTTCAAAACCCTCATCATTCCAAGTCATGATCTGATCAACTTGACCTGCAATAGCAGATCGTTCATCTTCACATAGACCACGACGAACCATTTCATTTGCAAGCTCGTACGCACGACCTAGCTTGATTTTGTGAGTGGCAATTTCTTCTTGTGCCTTTGCCTTCATTGTTTCAGTTGTTAGGAGTTTTGCGAACTCAGAACCTTCTTTACCGGCCTGACCCCAGTATTGTTTCCAATATTTAACAACTTCTGAATCTAGACCCTGAGCAATCAACGAATCAAGTTCTGCAACCTTAACCTTGCCTTCTGTAATTAGTTGATTTAGACGCTCGGCTTCTTTACGAACTTTTGGTTCTGCACGAGCTACTTCTAGATCTGCTTTTTGTTGTTCTGGTTTTGTTTCAATTAAACCAAGGCTATCTGACGGCTTGACATCAAGTTGTGTTTGACCATCGGTTAGTTTATTGGCTTCATCAAGCATATCACTATGCTTCATAGATTCGGCTGATTGAACTTCGCCATCATCTTGTTTGCCAGTTGCATCACCAGCTAATTTTGCACGGTAAGCTGTACGACCTTCTTTTGTTGTTAAATCGAATGCCATCTTTGTCTCCACTGCTTTTGCTCCATTTGGAACTGGTGCTCCAGCTGGAAGGTCAACCATTGTATCATTTTGATCATCTGCATCCATATCAAAACTTGGATGCGAATCTCCTTCTGGAAGTTCTGCAACGGGATGTTCATCACCTAAATCATGTTCATCTGTTGGAAAGTCAAGATCTTCTAGACCAAGCTCTGAATCATCATAAGCAGGGTGATCCATATGAAGGTTATCATCCGCGTCAGATTTATCTTCTTCAGTCTCTTTTTCTTCTTTTTCCTCTTCTTCGGCTTCTTTTTCGGCTTTTTCGGCTTTTTCGGCTTTTTCTTTAGAAGCTTTTTCTTCCTTATCTTTCTTTGCTTTTTTGCGAGCATCGTTCATATCATCATCTGCGAAAGAAAATAATGATGCTTGTTTTGCTTCTTCGGCTCGTTTAGCAAGACCGGCGACGCCTTTGACATATGAAGAAAATGATTTTAGAACAACCACTGCATCATTGCATGCTTTCTTTGCATCCTCGAAAGCATCTTCTACTACTGTATCAGCATAATCTTTATTTGCTTCAGATACATTTTCAACGATACTTGCGATTAGTTTTAGTTCATCGTGATGTTCTTTTAGTTCTGCAAGAGATTTCTTTGCACCTGAAAGAATAGCACTGTGCAATTCACGACGTGATTTATACATTGGAGCAAGAACCTCGCTTGCCGATTTTGGCATAGTTTCGAGTCCTTGTTCCATATCACCCATTTGTGATTGCTCACCTGTTAATGAACGAACAGCTTCAAGTAAGTCAGAAGCATAATCACGAACTTTTTCAGCTAATTTCATAGCCGTATCTTTTGGATCACCTTTACCGCCTTGATCTTCTGGTTTTGCGTCTGCTGGAGGAGCGCCTGCATCTGCTGGAGTAGAGCCTGCATCAGCTGGTGCGCCCATATCTGGCATAGCTGGAGTTGCGCCGGCACCACCAACATCAGATGCGCCTGGCTGACCACCTGGTGCTGTTACTGCTTGACCTTTTTTGAAAATCGCATTTGCCTGTTCAAAACCAACTGCTCTAATTTTTTCTAGCATTTTGGTTCCGAAGTCTTTTGTTGCAACCATATCAAAAAGAACATCGCTACGACCACCGGTTATTTCATCAACTGATGCCGTGAAGACTAGCTTTTCACCGTCTTCATTCTTTGCGAATACTTGCCATGCACTATTACCGAGATCGTTAGTTCCATCTGTTTTTGCAGTACGAACGAAACGGGCTTTTAGCGATGCGCGTTGTAGAAGTTTTTTACGAGCAAGTTCATCTTTTTGATCAGCTGATAGCGGAGAAGGATGTAGCCCTTCTACATCGCCAACGCCTGGGAATGGCTTTTGACCAACCATTTGCTTATCTTCTTTTTCACGAAGTTCATATTCGAGATTATCAACGGGATATTTTTGTTTGCCCGGAGTTGGTTCATTTACGCCACCGCCACCATTCCAATAAGCCTCTTTTGTTTTCATGACATTCTCCTTAGCCTTTTGTAGGGCAACATTACGTCGTTCTGCACGAGCTAACATTTTTTTACGTTCAAGCTCATCTTTTTGATCAGCTGACTCTGGTGAAGGATGAAGTCCGTCAACGGCACCAACTTCTGGAAACGGAGATTCGCCTTGCATGTGCTTATCTTCCATACGAAGTTTTTCGTTTGCTGGGTCAACTGGATATTTCTTTTGACCTGGGGTTGGTTCGTTAACTCCGCCGGCACCTTGAAAATAGCCTTCTTTTTTGTTCATTGCATCCTTTGACATAGTATCCTCTTTGTTAGTTAATGTATTTAGTGCAGTTTCCATATTGTTAAGTCTTCCCTCTACTGAAGACATTAAATTTCTTACCTTATCTAATAATGTATTATTATTAGATGCAAATCGTTCTGGTAAATTTAATCCAAAAGATTCTTGATTTGTTTCATCACTTGGACTAGATTCCGTGCCACATGATTGATGATCTGTGGCCGTATTAGTATCAGGTGCCTGGGCATACATCTTTTCTAATTCTGCAATTTCTTGCTTTAATTTATGATGTTCAGCCATTAACTTATCTAATTTTGCTTTGAGAGCTGGTTTACTGATTTCTTCACCAATCATCTGATTGATTTTATTTGTGGGATCGATTTCTTCATTAATCATTTGATTAATTTTTTCTCCACTATCATCAAGAGCATTATTAATTTCCTGAGCATGGGCAAGAATAGTTCGTATTTTTGCTTGCGGATCTGCTCCATTAACTACAATGGATAGTTCAATTGGTTGAAGATCAACGTTAATTTCACCATAACAAGATTTTGAACGCATATGTGAACAAAAATCATGTTCTGTGCGAGCAACGGTTCCACAATCAGTGCATATAGCTTTGCCTACTGCAGTACCCATTGATACACTTGTTTTATATCCAGTTGATATCCCGCGAGCTAACTCAGGATATGATACCTTATCTAAGGCGCACAGCCCAATTACTCGTTTAAATGTACGATCATAATATGTATCAAGAATAACACCACGAATTGAATCAACTTGACTTGACTTATGATCAACACATAACGGTTTGCCGATCCATAATTTATATGCTTTAAGTAATTCTTCTTCTGGGAAGATATCACCGTTTGAGTTTTTCAATGGGCGAACATGTGCTTCTGAACACACCCATTTCCAACTATCGCCTTTTTTCTCCCAGTGAGCTTTTACCTGTTCCCCACGTGAATTGAGTTTTGGCGTTCCATCTTGATTGACTAATGCTGCTTCGGCGCTGTGAAGCATGATACAGCTAAAATATAAAAAGTCATTAGCCTTTGGGGCTACTCTACGCAATTCGGTAGCAAACTTTTTAAATCGCTCGTCAACTGATGGATCTGCGAATACTGATTCAGTTGACTGGACATTTGAACAATCTAATGATGACAACTCGCCAATTTTAGTAAACATTTATTTTTTACTTTCTTTTGAGTCATTGCTTATTGCAACCGGTGTTTCTTTTTTTACTTCGTTCAATACTTTTTTCAATTGTTTTTTAGCGTTTTTCTCGTCAATATCTGACGGTTCAACAATTGATATAGGTTGTAAATCACCATTTTTTATGAACATTTTATTCCTATGTCTAAAATAAATAACTTATTATGCGCATATTTATGCAGAATTATTCCTATGGATTTCTTGAATATGTATAACAGGTAGTTATTGGTTGCGTGCAATATATCGGAAACAATGGCCACGGGCTGGTATCCCAAGGATTAAATTGTGCATACGGAATATATGGAGTCGGATACATTGGTACATAAGGATTATATGGTTGATATGGCGTATAAGGTATATATGTACCATTTGGTGCACAATCACACTCTTTGGTATTAGGTGATAGTGATTTATTACATCTGCTGCATATCCATCCTTTATTTTCAGGTCAACTACCCTTGCCTAAAGGCAAGGGCTTGTATCTTCCGCCGAAGGCGGAAATACATTGGAATTGCTTCCGTTAGGACTATTGACTGAGCCCGATCCAGCGGGGCGAAGCCCCGCTTGATATT